TTATACCTCTTCCATAGATACTGAGATGTTCCAGAAGTCCTGCGTACCGCGCTTGACAATCTCCTTTGAGAAGTCTGAAATCATAACAGTGTAAGTTTCAACTGTTGCATCAATATTAGTAATTTCAAGAGTGAAGGAGTCGTTCTGAGTATTGCAGAACGACTCAATGGCTTCACCTGCCCACTTGCCGTCAACGGCAAATGACACTCCCTTTGGAAGCATATCCCATGATACGGAGAATTTCTTCTTCTTCGCAACAATGTACTTTCGCAAATGACCATTAGCCATTCGCTGACTACGCTCGATGCGGTCAACGTCTACGTTCAAAGGCTTCCTGTTGTGCTCAGTAATGGCATTGCCATTCCACTTCATCAACTGAATCAATACTAGTGTCATTCGCCAATCTTCCTCTTTAGACCCATCTTATTTTCGTGCTTCTTCAATGCATTGAGTACTGCCTTCTCAACATCAATTTCCTTATTGAAGACTGCTCCTGCAAAGTTCATTTCTACATTGTAACCGTTTGTAATGCCTTGGTCAATCTTCTGAATTCCGCTCTTAAGCTGGTCAGTTAGAGGTGCAGTTAGAACTGCCTCTCCATCGTGCAATCTTGCAAGACCATCACTGAGAGTAAATCCGCCAGTCTTAAGTCCTGGCAATCCATAAATACGCTTACCGTTGATATCTTCAGTCCATCCAAGCAATGGCTTGTGCCATGCACTTGTCAAACTTGAGATTGTTCCGGTACCAATTCGTCCCGTCTTTGGATAGTCAGTTGAAATGATTCGACCGGCTCCCGTTGACAAAGCGACGTGACCATACTGACCTCCACCCCAGTAAACCGGTACACCGGCTGGAACAGCAGTTGGATTCGCAATTCCGTGCTTGAACTTGGCCCCCTTCCATGCCGCAATAGCACTTGGGAATCCCGGTCCTGCTCCAAGAGCCATTCGAACGAATCTCTGGCAGAGTGCGTACCAACCTTCCTCTCCAATTCTAGCCTGTGCCCAATTAATAGCGGCTGTACCTGTTTGGTTAGCAGGTCCGAATGGTCCTGAAAGAATAGAACCGCTACCTGTTGTGGATGACCCCATTCCGGTGAAGATAGCCATTGCCTCATCCCAGTACTTACGGTAATTAGAACCATCTGAGAATGCGGAACGCTGAACCTTCTGTGCTGCAACCCAAGGGTCGAGAGTCGCACGACCCTTAACTCCCTTTAGAGCCCCGAAGAACTTACGTGCAGCGTAGTTAGGGTCCATAATCTGCTGGACAGAACCCCAACCCTGACTTGGTCGCTGCTGGAATAGACCTACAGAGTCACGGTCTCCACCCTTGAGGTTTCGAAGCATAGACTCGGTAATAGCTGTCATAATACCGATTTCGATATCACGGTTGGTCATTCCCATGCTGCGACCTACAGTTGCAATTGTGCTTGCGTTCTGTAGTTGCTCGGCATCGAAGCTGACCTGGCCGTACTGTCCAGCAGTACCCGGTCCAAATGCTGGTGACTTAGCAATTGCCCCCATGGCAGCCTTGGTCATTGCCACTGCTCCTGCTGTAGAAAGCATTGCTGCAAGACCTGAGCCCAAAGCTCCGACCATTCCAAGACCTGGACCAGCACCAAGTCCCTCGGCGTGCTTGCCTGGAATATCATTTACTCCAGAGGATAGCTTGCCTCGGTTAGCTGCTGAGATGAATTCAGAACCAAGAGTACGGGTTGCATTACGGTTTAGAACTGCCTCGCCTCGTAGTGCGTTGATTGGAACCTCATCTGAGTGCAATCCACCGGCCTTTCCGATTCGTCCTGGTGAACTGCTTCCAATGATACCTCCAGTGTGGAAGGCGTCTCGTTCCATTTGACGCTGCTTAGCTAGAGCATCCTTCTCTGATAGAGCCCCGCCCTTTGCGAATACGCTAGATGCTGGAAGCTCTCCAGTAGTAACCCACTTTCCGAACTCGGCTGGAGACATTCCGAATGCACCGTCAACAAATTGCTTTGTTACCTCTGCTGCAATTTGCTTCCAGTTAACATCGCTCTCCAATGACTTGGCGGCTGCTGCAATGTTGGCACTCAAGTAGCTTCCGATGTAACCCGTCCATGTCCTTCCATATCCCTCTAGACGAACTCCATACTTCTGGTAAGCACCCTCAATGGCCTTAATCTGTGCGTCGTACTCAGCCTTGTTTCTAGGAGTAGATGCACGAATTGCCATTAGTTCAAGCTCAAGCTTGGCCTTGCGGTCATCAAGCTGTGCCTGGTGCGCCTTAACCTGTGCAGCAGTATCGGCGGTTGCCTTGTCCTTAGATGCCTGAAGAGCCTTGCTGTAACGGTCACGTTCAGCCTGAAGAGCCTTTGCCTCTCGGTCCTGCTTCTCCTTAAGAGCTTCCTCTTCACGCTCCTTCTGGGCATCGAGCTTCTTCTTTTCAGCCTCCTCAATTTCATCAAGCATCTTGAGGCGGGCATCCTTTTCAGCATCCAGCCTGTCAATCTGCGTCTGAAGGTTATCCTTACGCTTGTCAGAACCGGCCTGACTCATTGCAGAGGCGTCATCCATCGCCCACTGGTCCTGCTGGGACTGCATGTTGTTAAAGACCTTTGCAGCCTCATCCATATTACCAGTGTTGAGAGCTAGGTTGAAGTCAATGCGCTGGTTAGCAATTTGGGCAAGACGCTCGATTCTGGTCTTTTCGGACTCGAAAATCTTCTGACGAATTGCCTCAGCATCCTCCTCAGCCTTGATAGCGTTCTGGATATTCTTGATTTTGGTGTCGTAGTAAGCTGCCTCAGCGGTCTTGCGAACATCCCACCTCTTGTTGAAGGCGTCCATTGCTGAATCCCAGCGGGCATTGAGATTCTTATTTTGAGTCTCAAATCTCTTCTGCTGAGCTTCCTGACGGTCATCAAACCTCTTATCCGCCTTTTCACCGGCAGCATCTAGAGCATCCTGACGCTTTTCTCCACGCTTCTGAATTGCATCAATTTCTGCCTGAGCCTGCTGGTCCCAAATCTTATCTGCCTGCTGGAATGCCATGTCCTGTGCTCCGGACATCGCAGACTTGCGAGCATCTACCCATGCTGAAGCCCACTCTTCGGCAGTCATAATTGAATTGTCGAGAGAGTTGCTGTTCTTGTCTAGTTCAGTTGTGTTCTTAGCTACTTCATCACTGAAGCCTTGAGATAGAGATGTTGCCTCCTTGAGACCCGCTGCCAATCGGAACTGATTAAGTGCGTTTAGCTGCTCAGCTTCACTGAGACCACCGCGAGCCTTGGATTCCTTCACAGTCTGCTCATAGTTGGCCTTTGCCTGCTCAACTGTCATCTGGGCCATGTTAATCCCCATACCTCGAACATCGTTCAAGGTGTGGATGTTCTTGATTTCATCATCAGTTGCACCGTTGTTCTTGGCAATCTGCTGAGCAAGCTCCTGCTCGGCCTCGGCAGACTTCAATACAAGGTTCATATCCTTGGTTCGGATAGACATGAATGCAGCAATCTGTTCCTGATTGTACTTTCCGTAGAAGTCCTTTGTGCTCATCGTCTTCTGGTCGGTTACCATCTGCTGCAATTGCTGCATGTTTGTGATGTTAACCTTTGCGAGATTGTCACGAGTATCCTGGGAGATATCAGTCCAGACCTTGTTTTGCTCGTCCGTAATGGTCTTCTGGAACTTGTTAAAGTACGCAAGGCGACCCTGGGCATCGGCCTGCTCAAAAGTCTCCCAGAACTGGTTAGCAGTATTCCATGCCATTCGACGGCTAGTTGTATTGAGCTTGCCACCAGAGCCTGAGATGAATCTACTAAATCCTTCCCAGTTGGACTGCTGGGTCTTGTTCTTGATTGCATTGTCAATGTCCTTTGCCATCAAGTCAATCTGCTTATCGATGACCTGTTGCTGGTTGTTCATGTCAATTGTAATCTTTGGCAAGATTGTGACATCAACTTCCTGCTCAGTGAACCCGGCTGCCATGAGGGCAATCTTCATAGCCTGCTTGGCCTGAGCGGCAGTTCCACCGGACTGCTTGACCTTGATACCCTCCATAGTAACAGCATCAAGAAGCTTCTCTTCCTGCCCATTCTGCTTTAGTAGTCGCAGGCGCTCAACGAGTGGTGCATTTGCCTCGCGCAACTTCTTAGCCATGCTTTCCGCTGTTGCAACTTGGTTACCCTGAGCATCAGTAATCTTTCCACTCTCAATTCTAATGTAACCTAGGATGTCTGCCCAGTCCTTGGTGGACTCACCAATCTTCTTCATGTTCTCGTCTGACTTCTTCTGCTCAGAGCGAATCTTGAGGAAGACCAACAACGCTGCACCACCAATAATACCAATTGGTCCAGCAAGGCGTAGCAACTGTGGACCAAGGGCTAGAATTCCTCTTCCAATACTCTTAAACGTCGCTGCGGCTCCAGTGGCGAGCTTTCCACCCTTGGAAAAACCAATCTTACCTACAATGCTGCTTCCAATTTCGGCTAGCTTAGCGGACTTAAGACCCTTAACAACGGACGGTCCAATCATTGAAGCAATAAGTGCGGCATTCATAAGATTGTTTAGAACGGTGCTTGTTGGTGCGACCATTGAAGCTGTCACTGCACCAGCGGCAGCTAGCGCACCGGCACTTGCGGCAATTCCAGTCCAGTTCTTGGCAGTGGCAGCAGATGCGCCTTGAATGTTCTGGGCTGCATTCTGCATTGTCTGGAAGTTCTTGATTTCAGCGGAAGATGCGAATGTTCCGTTAGGACGACGGTACTTACCGTTCTTGTCCTGAGTTAGTGTTGGTCCCTGAGGGCCAATGAATCCGGTTGGAGCGCCAAATCCAGTATATGGCAATCCCTGAGCCTGAGCCTGGGCAACTGCCAATGCTTCGAATCTATCTGTTAGCTGAGCTAGTTGTGCGTTAAGTAGTTGTGCGGAGCTAGCCTCCTTTGACCAAAGCAAAGAGTTTTGCTTTGAAAGAAGAGCCTGCGCCTTCTGTTCTACTGTCATCGTGCGATACTTTGTTGTAAGCATGACAACGCTTGTACCAAGCTTGAGGAACTGACCTGCAAGGTTGGCAGCCAAACCAACAATCATAATGAGTGGACCGGCAAGTGCTGCCACGCCAACTCCAATTGCGGCAAACATCTTTAGTCCACTTGGCAAGGAATTAAATGCCTTAAGAAGACTGGTGACAAGTCCAACAATTGTCGTGGCCACCTTGACAAATGGCTCACCCATGCTGGCAAGTTCAGCCTTTAGACCTTCGACAGCCCTCTTGAATCGTCCGGAAATTGAGTTTGCCGCCTGGTCAAGCTCCTGCTGAGCTAGGGCCGCCGCATCTTCTGCGGACATACCCATAAGCTCGAATGCCTTACCGGCCTGGCCGGTCTGGCTGGTGATACCCTGCAATGCAGCGTTGAGACGGTTGAACTGATAGGTTCCAAAGGCGTCAGCAATTAGCTTCTGCTGCTGTGTTGCGTTTAGTCCAACGCGCTTGAATTCGCTACCCATCAATTGGAGAGCCTTGAATAGGTTTCCTCCAGACTGGTCTGCAATATCCTTTAGGTTAATACCCATTGCCTTAAAGGACTCAACAGCCTTGTTGGTTGGGTTAAGCATTCTGGTAACACCGGACTTTAGTGCGTTAGCACCTTCAGCCGCGTCAACACCGCGTTCCTTCATGGCGACCAAGAGGACACCCATTTCCTTAACGCTTACTCCAACCCCGTGCAAAGCGGCAGCCGCCCTTGGAGTTGCTTCTGCAAAGTCCTGTAGGGATAGGCTGGTGGCGTTTTCAACGGCATTCATGTAATTCATGGCATCCGTTGTTTCTTGAGTTGAAAGGGCAAATGCAGTCTGGAGAGAGATGGACAACTGAGTTGCCTTCTGATAGTCAAGCTCTCCAAGCGTAGCAATACGCATTACCTCGGCAGAAGACTTAATCAAGTCCTGCCCCTTAAGACCGGTAGCTGCTAGCTCAGCCTCTACCTTGAGAGTGTCCTGAACTGATGCTCCGTACTTCTTCGCAATCTGAGTAGCCATACCCATAGACTGCTGACGAACCTGCGCTAGTTCTTGCTCCTTCTGGATGACAGTTGTGGCTGCAAAGTCATAAACCTTGACGATACGGGTCATTTCCTTATCGACATTGTTAGCTGCAATTCCTGCAACCGCCGCGAATGCTGCAAATGGAACAGTGAAACCGACCATCAACTGACGACCGGCCCACTGTGTGTTCTTACCCCACTTAATCATGTTATCAGCGGAGCTAGCTACGATTTCATTGAAAAGGCCAAGTCGCATACGCGCAACATCTGCTGCCTGAATGTACTCAGCCGTTCCCTTCTTGCTTGTTACAAGAGCCTTTGCATTTTCTCGTAGCGAGCCAGAGAGTCGTGAAACTTGCTGGTCTACGCCCTTCGGCATAATTACGTCTGCGGAGATAGTTCCGCCTGGTCCCTTGGACCACTGGACTGCGAGCATCTTTTGCAAATTGATTTGCTCGCGGAGTACATCTGAGAACATCTTGCGAGACCTATAGGCCTGACGGAGACCAATGTCTTGCTTAACAAGAGATTCGGTGAAAGCCTGGGTTGCACTCTTAGCCTTCATTGCCTGGATTGAATAATCCTTTAGAAGGCCTGAGTCTACAAAGCTCTTGTTGAATCCACGACGCTCATCATTGAGCTTATTTGGATTAACCCCGGCAGCCAACTGCTTCTGCATCGCAGCCAGCTTGGCATTCAGCTTTGCGGCTTCGGCGTATACTTCCTTGAAGTCAGCCGTACCGTTAAACCGAATCTGAATGTTCTCTATTGTCTTACACCTACTCCTCGATAATTTGAATTCCGATGTCAGCTAGTTCAAGCTTCTCTTCGGAGACCCCTCGGTTTCTCGCTTCTGCTCGACGCTTAATTTCATCGAACGTTGGGAGGTCAGAAGTCTTTACTCCCTCATCAAGGTCAACACCCTTATGAAGCATTGCCTCGAACTTTCGTCTTTCATGGTCCCGCTTGCGGGCAGCATCTCGAATTGCGTTGATTTCAAAGACGTTTAGACTCTCTTCAATATCATCGAAATTCTTCCAGATACCTAGAAGGAAGATTTCAGCTAGCGTGTCTGCTAGTCCGTCGTCCCAACTTGTGCTGCTGCTTCCTGTGCTGCCCTCAGAAGATTTGGGTCAGAGAAGTTGATACCACCACAAACCTCAATAATCTTCGTTACGGTTGGCATGTCGGCTGCTTCCTCGAATTCTTCGGTGTAGCCGCCCTTCATGCGGTCAATCTTTGGAATATCCTCATTCTCAGCCCCGGTCTTCTCGTAATCTGGGTCCGGATAAGAACCATTGTGCTTGTTAACATCCCAGTATTGTGGGTGTTCCTTGGAGATACAGAATGCTGCACAATTAAGCATAATGTCCTCAATTACCTCTTCATCGTCGGTTGTACCCATCTCAGCCATCATCTTCATAAATCTACGAAGCCTTTTGACTACCAGTGGTCTCAGCAAGG